AAGGTGTTCCGCAGCGGCGGCCGCCAGCGCGCCGCCGAGCCAGGCCTCGACCTGGATGCCCCCGTGCGCGAGCTGGTGGCGCGGAAGACCGACCTCCTCGAGGAGGTGCTGGCCATCGACGACGAGCTCCGCCGGCGCGTCGCCGACGCCACCGCGGCGCTCCAGGCGAGCGGCGCCCAGCTCCAGGCGGTGGTCGGATGAGCGGCGGCGCCCCCGAGATCGCGGACATGCCCTGGCGCGCTCGCTTCTGCGCGAGCCTGCCGCGCTACGAGCAGCTCGGCGGCGACGTCGGGCGCCTGGTCGAGCAGAAGCAGGCCGCCTACGGCGACTCGTTCGGGAAGAGCGGCGAGGTGATGCGCCAGCTCTACCCGGACGGCATCCGGCCCGAGCAGATGGACGACGCCCTGGCCGTGGTCCGGGTGGTGGACAAGCTCTTCCGGATCGCCACCGCGAAGGACGCCTTCGGCGAGTCGCCATGGCGCGACGTGGCCGGATACGGGCTGCTGGGCGCGGCGCGGCACGAGGCGAAGCGGGGAGGGTAGGGCGTGGCGCGGGCGCTCTCCAGGAGGCAGGGAACGGATCCGCGCCAAGCGGTGCTGGCTGCCGTGCTGAGCGCCCCCATCCTCCTCGCCCCCGCTCGCCAGTGGTCCTGGCTCATCCGCGACCAGGTGGCCAGGGATGCGCGCGCGAGGGGCTACTACCAGCTCCCCCTGCAGTTCATCACCGAGGCCCCCGCGCGTGGCCCCCTGCGCGCCCTGGACATGATGCGGTGCACCCGCTTCGCCGCCTCCCTCCTCGTGCGCCACTGCCTGGAGCGCCAGGTCGCCCTCGTCCCCCGCCGCCAGGAGACCCCGGTCTACCCCACCTGCTACGGCGGGCGCTGCGGCCAGGGTTGCGACGTGTCCAGGCGCTGCGCCTATGACCCCACGGACGGGTTCGCGGCGAGGTCGGCCAAGGCGGTCCGCGCCTACTCCACCTGGAGGCCCGACTTCAACGAGCAGCGCAGGGCAGCCAAGCGGTGGCGCAAGGAGCACATGGTCGAGGTGGACGGCAGGCTCAGCCCCATGAGCGAGGCAGCGCTGCTCACCCCTGACGATGGACTGCCCAGGTAGACGCCCACGCAGGGCGCGCTACTTGGGGATCGTGCCCACCTGTGCCCCCCACTTCTGCAACGGCCGATGCGGTCGCCTCGTTCCTCGAGGCGTCAGCCGCTGCGAGGCCTGCTCGAGGCGGGCGGACCTTGCCCGCGGCACGCCGGCCGAGCGCGGCTACGACGCCGTCTGGCGCCGGCTGCGCGCCCGGCACCTCGCCGACCACCCTACCTGCGTCCATGTGATGCAGGGCGGCGTGGCGTGCGGCGCGAGGGCGACCGACGTCGACCACATCATCGCGCACCGTGGCGACGATCGCCTGCGCCTGGACCCAGCCAACCTCCAGTCCTTCTGCCACGCGCACCACAGCAGCAAGACCGCGACCGAGGACGGCGGGTTCGGTCGGTTGGCACGGTCCATGACGCCAGGGGGGGTCGAAATCCTTCCGGGCGACGTGCGCTTGACCGCGCGTAAGTCAAAGACACGCGATGCCAAAACTCAGGGGGGGGGGTCTAACCTCACTCATAGTGACGGGGAAGGCTGATGGGGAAGGTGCTCCAGCTCGGCGGCGGGCGCCCGCGGAAGCCCACCTCGCGCAAGGCGCTCGCGGGCACGCTGCGGTCGGACCGCGTGAACGGTGCCGAGCCCACGCTGCCGCCGGCGAAGATCCCCGCGCCGCCCAAGGACCTGAAGGAGACCGAGCGTAAGGCGTGGGTGGAGCTCGCCGCCCTGGTCGACCCCATGGTGATCGCGACGGCCTCGGACGCGGCCGCCTTCCGGAAGATGGTCGAGATCGTGGCCATCAGGGCATCGCTGATCCGCTCGTACTACGAGGAGGGCGGCGGCGTGCCGACCTACGTCGAGGACACGCAGTCGGGGCCGCAGCTCCGCATGCGCCCCGAGGTCCACGCGATCCCCACGTACGACAAGGCGGTCCTGCTGCACTTCGCTCGGTGGGGTCTCGACCCTGCGGATCGCTCGCGCGTCTCGGCCCTGGCTGACGGAGCGGGCAAGCCGAACGCGCTCAAGAAGTTCGGCCTCGCCGCGCGCCGGAGTGGGCCGTGAAGCGGCGCTCTCCGAAGGCGCGGAAGCGCGTCAGCAAGAAGGCGGTGAAGAGCGCCTCGCCCTACGGGTTCAAGAACCCGTACGTGCTGAAGGCGATGCAGTACATCGAGGCGATCCAGTCGGGCCGGATCCCGTCCTGCGTCCAGGTGAAGCAGGCGTGCGCGCGCCAGCTCCGCGACCTCGAGCGGTGGAGGACCGACCCCGCCTACCCGTTCGCCTTCGACGAGGAGCTCGGCGGCCGCGCCGCGGAGTTCATGGAGCAGCTCCCGCACACGCAGGGCCCGATGGCCTTCGAGCGGGAGGACGGGTCCTGGAACACGCTCTCCCTCGAGCCGTGGCAGTGCTTCACCGAGACCACCCTCTACGGCTGGGTGCGGAAGGACGGCGGCGGGCGCCGGTTCATGCGTTCGTACGAGGAGCTCCCCCGCGGGAACGGGAAGAGCTTCAAGCTCTCGGGCGCGCTGCTCTACTCCTTCACCGAGGGGGAGCAGGGCGTCGAGGCCTACTCGGCCGCCGTCGACCGCGAGCAGGCCGCGAAGGTCTACGGCGAGGCGGAGGCGATGCTGCTGAAGCGCCCCGACCTGGCGGAGGAGCTCGGCCTCGAGTCGTCGGCCCACGCCATCTTCCAGGTGGCGACGCACTCCTACGCGAAGGCGCTCTCCCGCGAGGCGAAGAAGACGGGCGATGGCAAGAACGTCTACTTCGCCGCGGTGGACGAGTTTCACGCCCACCCGACCGGCATCGTGTGGGGGATCCTCGACTCGGGCACGGGCAAGCGGAAGCAGGAGAAGGGGCGCGGGCCGCTGATCCGCATCATCACCACGTCGGGCTTCAACACTGCGGGGGCCTGCTACGGGAAGCGCAACCATGTCCTGAAGATCCTGGCCGGCCTGGTCGAGGACGACTCGTGGTTCGGGATCATCTACACGATCGACGAGGGCGACGACTGGAAGGACGAGGAGTGCCGCGCCGCGTGCTCGGACCACTCGCACCCGGGCTGCGTCTGGAGGAAGGCCAACCCGAACTGGGGCGTCAGCGTCGATCCCGTGGACTTCGCCGCGAAGGCCAACACGGCGATGCAGCAGACCAGCGAGCAGAACAACTTCCTGACGAAGCACCTGGACGTGTGGTGCAACGCCGACCAGGCCTGGATGGACATGTCGGCGTGGGACCGGTGCGGTAACCCGGAGCTGCGGATCGAGTCCTTCGCCGACGTCCCGTGCTTCGGCGCGCTCGACCTCGCGAGCAAGACCGACATCGCGGCCAAGGTCCGGCTCTTCGTCCGCGACGAACCGCACCGAGACGACGAGAAGCGCGCGGCGGGCGAGACGGAGACGCACTTCTACGCCTTCCTGAAGAGCTACCTCCCCGAGAACGCGACGACCGACGGGCGGAACGCGCAGTACGGCGGGTGGGTGCGCGAGGGGCGGATCGTGGTCACGCCCGGCGACGTCCTCGACTTCGAGACGGTGAAGCTCGGCGTCCTCGAGGACCGCGACAGCCTGAACCTGCGGGCCGTCGCATTCGATCCGTGGCAGGCGCTGAAGCTCTCCCAGGAGCTCATGGCGGAGGCCGTGAGCATGGTCGAGGTCCAGCCGAGCGTGAAGAACTTCAGCGAGCCGATGAAGGAGTGGGAGGCGCTCGTGCTCGACGGGCGGTTCCACCACGCCGGCGACGCCTGCTATCGGTGGCAGGTCTCCAACGTGGTCTGCCATCGGGACGCGAAGGACAACATCTACCCGCGCAAGGAACTGCCGGTGAACAAGATCGACGGCCCGGTTTCCACCATCATGGCGCTGAACCTCGCCCTCGCCGGCGACAGCGCCCCCAGCGACGTCAGCATGTACGAGACGGAAAGGGTCACCTCCGTATGAACTGGTTCAGCCGCCTGTTCCGCAAGGACGACACCGGGCAGATCCTCACGACCCAGCAGCTCGCCGAGTACCTCTGGCGGGGCGGCAAGAGCGTCGCCGGCGTCAACGTCACGCCGGCGACGGCGATGACCTACTCGGCCGTCTTCTCGTGCACCCGGGTGCTCTCCGAAGGCGTGGCCATGCTGCCGTGCCAGGTGTACCGCCGCACCGGGCGCACGACGAAGCCGGAGCCCGGCCACCGCCTCTACTCCATCCTCCACGACAGCCCGAACGACTTCCAGACCGCGCAGGAGTTCTGGGAGTGGGTGATCGCCTGCCTCTGCCTCCGCGGGAACGCCTACGCGTTCATCAACCGGACGACCCGCGGCGTGGCGGAGCTCCTGCCGATCACCCCGATGGTCGTGCAGCCCAAGCTCCTGCCCGACGGAGGGACGGTCGTCTACGACGTCACGCTGAACGCCGGACTGAAGCGCTTCTCGTCGGCGGACATCCTCCACATCAAGCTCTTCACGCTGGACGGGTTCGTGGGCCTCTCGCCGGTGGCGTGGCAGCGGGAGACGATGGGGATGGGCCTCGCCGCCCAGGAGCACGGCGCCCGGCTCTTCGCGAACGCCTCGCGGCCGAGTGGCCTCATCTCCACCGACAAGAAGCTTTCCCCCGAGGCGTCGAAGCGGCTCATCGCCGACGTGGAGGAGATCGTGGGCGGCCTGGAGAACACCGGGAAGACCCTGGTGATGGGCGACGGCATGAAGTGGCAGCAGATCGGGATGAGCTCCGAGGACGCCCAGTGGCTCGAGGGCAGGAAGTTCACCCGCTCCGAGATCGCCGGCATCTACCGCGTCCCCCCGCACCTCATCGGAGACCTGGAGCGCTCGACGAACAACAACATCGAGCACCAGGGCCAGTCGTTCCTGTCCCTGACCCTTGTGCCCTACCTCCGCAGGATCGAGCAGCGCGTCGCGATGCAGCTCCTCACCGTCCCGGAGCGCCAGTCCGGCCTCTACGCGAAGTTCAACGCGAACGCGCTCGTGCGGGGCGACATGGCGGCGCGCGGGACCTTCTACAAGGCGGGCGTGACCGATGGATGGCTGACCCGGAACGAGGTGCGCGAGCTCGAGGAGCTGAACCCCATCGACGGCCTGGACCTGCCCCTCATGCCCCTGAACATGACGGACGGGACGAAGCCGCCGGCGGCGGCTCAGAGCGCCACCGTCGTCGACGACGGGGCCGGGGCGGACGCCGAGCCGGACGGGGGAGAGTGCACCTGCACCTGCGCGCCCTGCAAGGCAGGGGAGTGCGACGGGTGCACCGACGAAGGGTGCACCTGCGAGGGCTGCACGTGCGACGCGGCGCGGGCGGCTTGACGCCCTGGGGCGGCGCGCTACTTGCGGGTCCATGAGGACGAAGACGCTCGCGCGGCCGTTCGCGCTGAAGGACGTCAACGACCAGGAGGGGACGTTCACCGGCTACGGGAGCGTCTTCGACGTGATCGACAGCTACGGCGACGTCGTCGTGAAGGGCGCGTTCGCCAAGACCCTGTCCGCCTGGAAGGCGAAGGGCAAGCTGCCGAAGATGCTGTGGCAGCACCAGTCCAAGGAGCCCATCGGCACCTGGACCAAGATGGTCGAGGACGACCACGGCCTCCTGGTCGAGGGCCGCATCCTGCTCGAGGCCGGCGACACCGAGCGGCGCGCCTACGCGCACATGAAGGCCGGCAACGTGGACGGCCTCTCCATCGGGTACTCCCTCCCCGACGGCGGCTTCTACTACGACTCGAACACGGGGACCTACCAGCTCAAGGAGATCGACCTCTGGGAGGTCTCTCCGGTGACCTTCGCCGCGAACGACGCGGCGCAGGTCGACGCGGTCAAGGCTGCCATCGAAGGCGGCCCCAAGGAGTTCGAGCGGCTCCTGCGCGATGCAGGCCTGTCCCGCTCGCAGGCCAAGGGCCTGATGGCCCGCGGCTACGAAGCCCTCTCCGGTCTGCGCGAGGCCGACGAAGGGGTGGGCGCAGTGGAAGCGAAGCACGCCAACCTCCTCGAGCGCCTGCGGGCGCTGAAAGGCTGAACGAGTCATGGACGTCACCGAGACCCTGATGAAGGAGTGGGAGCAGTTCAAGCAGGAGAACGACCGGCGGCTGAAGGAGATCGCGGCGAAGGGCAGCGCCGACCCGACCACCGAGGCGAAGATCGAGAAGCACTCGGCGGCCATCGGCGAGCTGCAGCGCCAGCTCGAGGCCGTCGAGAAGAAGGCGGGCCGGCCCGGCGCCGCCACCGGCGAGGAGGACAACCAGGCCAAGCGCGAGCACAAGGCCGCCTTCCGGAAGTACCTCCGCAAGGGCGTCGAGGCCGGTCTGGAGGAGCTGCAGATCAAGGCGATGTCCATGGGCAGCGCGGCGGACGGCGGCTACACCGTGCCCCAGGACTTCGACCGGTCGATCTACGAGACCGAGCTCAAGTTCGCGCCGATGCGCGACGTGGCCAACGTCATCACCGTCTCGAGCGAGAAGTACGAGCAGCAGGTGAACATCCACGGCGCCGCCGGCGGGTGGGTGGGTGAGGCCGGCGCCCGGCCGGCGACCAACACCAGCCAGTTCTTCAACTTCAAGCCGATCTTCGGTGAGCTCTACGCGCACTCGCTCACCACGCAGCGCCTGCTCGACGACTCCGCGTTCGACCTCGAGGCCTTCATCGCGGACGAGATCGGCGCGACGTTCGGCATCACCGAGAACGTGGAGTTCACCGGCGGCGCCGGCATCGCCGGCACCTCGCCCAAGGGGTTCCTCGCCTACACCCCGAGCGCCACCCCGGTGTTCGGGACGAACATCCTGCGCGTGCCCTCCACCACCGCCGGCACGCTCGTCGCCGACACGTTGCACGACGTCCCCGCCAAGATCCTGAAGGGCTACCGGCCCGGCGCGATCTGGATGGGCTCCATCAACACCTTCACCGCGGCTCGCAAGCTGAAGGACAGCCAGCAGCGGTACCTCTGGGAGCCCTCGCTCCAGGCGGGCGTGCCGGCGAACCTCCTCGGCTACCCCATCGTCGAGAACGAGGACATGCCGGCCATCGCCGCGTCGGCGAACGCGCTCGCCTTCGGCAACTTCAAGCGGGCCTACACCATCGTGGACGTGGTGGGGACCCGGCTGCTCCGCGACCCGTTCACCAACAAGCCGAACGTCGTCTTCTACGGCACCCGCCGCGTCGGCGCCGGCTGCCGCGACACGTCGGCGCTGGTCGCGTACTGCCTCGCGGTCTCGTAGGCCGCGCGCTTCACACCGTCCGGCGGGGCGCCGCGTGCGCCCTGCCGGACCTCTCGGAGGTGCACCATGCGGGTCGAGGTCGTCACGTCGTACCTGTGGGCGGAGGACGGGATCCACGCCCGCGAGGTCGCGGTCGGAGAGGTGCTCGAGGGCGAGGGCGCCGAGATCGCCATGCAGATGGGCTGCGGGCGCGAACTGGTGGACGAGGGCGCGGAGACCAAGGCCCGCGACGGCGCGCCGAAGAACAAGAGCAAGGGGTAGGCGGCGGTGGCGAACGGTGACCTCACGACGCTGGAGAACGTGAAGGCCTTCGCCTTCCCGGGCGACGACACGGTCGCGCGGGACCGCGCGCTGACGCTGCTCATCGCCTCCGCGTCGAAGTGGTTCGCTGACGAGTTCCGGGCGGTGGTCAGGCGGCCGCTGCTCCGCTTCACCACGACCAGGACGCTCGACGGGAACGGCAAGCCTCGCATCTCGCTGCCGCACTTCCCGGTCTCGAGCGTCGCGTCCGTGAAGATCGACGGGATCCCCGTCAACCCCTCCACCGCCATCACCGACCTCGGCGGATGGGTGCTGTCGAACGCGGGGATCGGCGAGCTCGCGCTGCGCGGCCAGGTGTTCAGGAAGGACCTGCAGAACGTCGAGGTGACCTACACCGCCGGCTGCTACGCGTGGACCGACGACCTGGCCAACATTCCGGCCAACATCCAGCAGGCCGTGGTCGAGTGGGTGGCGACCGACTTCCAGCGCGCGAAGCGGCTGGGCGTGACGGCGGAGAACGTCGCCGGCTCCTCCACCACCTACGGCCCGGCCGGCATCCCGGCGAACGTGGCGGCGGTGATCGAGTCCTACTGCAAGGCGGAGTTCTGATGCCCGCCGAGCTGATAATCACGGGCGTCGAGGAGGCCGCCAAGCGGATCGCGGACCTGCCGAGGCTCATCCGCCGCCGCCTGCGCGCGACCTTCATGGCGGAAGGCCCCGGTCTTCTGAGCCAGGCGCGGGCGAGCTACTACGCGGTCGGCCTGCGCCGGCAAAGCGGAAGCCTCATCGCCTCCCTGAGTTTCAAGGCCTGGGCCGGGAAGGAGACGGCGGGTGTGCGCGTCTTCTCCGATGGCAGCGCGTTCTACTCGGGCTGGATCGAGCACGGACTCCCGCTCCGGCCGCGGCACGAGCGCGCCATGAGCAGGCGCCTCGGCATCGTGAACCGATACCTCGGGCGCGCCCGCGCGGGCCACAAGCCGTGGGGCATCAAGGCGCGGCCGTTCCTGGGGAACACGCTGGCCGCGGCGCGCCCGGCTCTCGAGGCCAGCGCCATCGCGGCCGTCGACCAGGGCGTGGCCGACTTCAACGCAGGGGTGCTGCCGTGATCGACTCCGCCTACCAGTCCCTCGCCGAGACGCTGCGGGCCCTCCTGCCCAGGCTGGCCTGGTCCGAGGAGCACCCGAAGGTGGGCAGCCAGACGCTCTTCCCGGCCGGCTTCGTCGTTGCCGCCGAGGGCCAGAACAACAGCACGGGCCCGGGCCAGATCGTCGTGCCGCATCTCGGGGCGGACGTCGTCCTGTGGGTGAAGGATGCGCCCGGCGTCGTGTCGCGCACCACGCTGGCCGGCTACTTCGACCTCATCATCGCGAAGCTCACGGAGGACCCGAACGTGCGAGTCGACTCCTGGGTCTTCTCGAACGGCGCCGGCATCACGGAGCTCTCCATCCACGTCGAGCTGCTCGACCTCTGACCCTGCGGCGGGGGAAACCGCCGGAAGGAAATGGCCATGACCGTCGCTTACGAGACCTACACCGTCGGCTCCGGGGATGGCTTCATCCGCGACCTGTCGACGACCCCCGCGACCCCGCTGCCCATCGGCGTGGTGATGGACTTCAGCCTCTCCCAGGCGCTCGAGACGACCGAGCTCCCCACCCAGAACATCACCCCCGAGGCAGGCGCCCTGGTCGGTGCGAAGTACACCGCGAAGTTCAAGGTGGGCGGGAGCTACGCCGCGCAGCTCCGCGCGCTCGCCGCCAACGCGACGAAGACCGCCGGCATGGAGATCGTGAAGGCGGAGACGAAGGCGCACGTCTCAGGAGCCCTCACCCTCACCGACGTCACGGGGTTCCAGAAGACGCTGGCCGTCTACGACTCCTACAACCACCTGATGTCGCCGGTGGCGTCGGGCCCCGTCGCCTCCACCACGACCGTGCCGGGCACGTACATCGACGTCGGCGCCGGGGTCTACACGTTCCAGACGGCGCAGCCCGGTCAGCCCACGGTGAAGTGGCTGAAGCTCGACTCCACCACCGGCTTCATCGTCTCCCCGAACAACGCGACGCAGGGCGCCGCGGCGACCTTCGTCGAGGTCGTCTTCGCCTACAAGGCCAAGAAGAGCGACGGCTCCACGGTCGACGAGACCATCCGGATCCCGCAGGGGATGATCACCAAGCTGGACCAGTCCGCCAAGCCCAAGGCCGCCAACCAGTTCGACGTCGAGCTCGACGTCTTCTGCGACGGGAACGGCAAGCCCTGGTACCGGTCCGTCGCGCTGTAGGAGGGGACCATGATCAGCGGCTACAAGATCCCGGACACCGACCTCGTGCTCCCGTCCCTCGACGCCGATACGGCGATCGGCTTCGACGAGGCCGGCGCCTTCAAGCGCATCGAGTCGGGCGAGCTCAAGATGGGCGAGCGGCTCGCCCTGGTGAAGGGAATCGTCCACGCGGCGCTCCTCCGGAACTACCCGGACCTGAAGCGCGAGGAGGTGGGCAAGATCGTCGACCTGCGCAACAAGGAGGTGCTCTACCTCACGTGCCTGGGGCTCACCGAGACGAGGATCGCGGAGCTCACCGCAAACCCTCCCTCGGCCGCGCCGGCGTAGGGTCCACAGACCGCGTTCCGTGGATCCTGAAGGCGTGCGCGGCCCTGGCGCTGAGGCTGAAGAAGACCATGGCCGAGATGCGTCGAGAGTCGATGGTGGACATCCGGGCCCTGCTGGACGTGCTCGAGCAGGGCTCGGAGCCGGACCCCCCGGCGGACCTCCTCACCGCTGACGAGTTCTTCGGAAGGTAACGATGCCCGCTCCCGCATCAATCACGTTCGAGGCGAAGGTCGGCGGGGCAACGGCCGGCATGGAGCAGATGGCGGACCTCGTCCGCCGCGGCGCGGGCGACATGGAGCGGTCGCTCGTTTCCGCGAAGAACGCGTTCGGCGGCCTCGAGGAAGCCGCCAAGCATTACAAGCGCGAGCAGGTGCAGGAGGGCCGACTCCTCGGCTTCTACGCTAAGGAGATCCAGGAGTTCATCCCGATGAGCGCGCAGGCGACGACCGCGATGAGCGGGATCGCGCAGGCGGGCATGGCGCTGGCCTCGGGGTCGTTCATCGGGGCCGCCTTCGAGGCCGCCAAGGTGGTCGTCGGGTACGTCCGCGACGCAGGGAAGGAAACGCTCACGATCTTCCAGTCCATCGACGCCCAGTTCAAGGTGCTCGGGGACCACGCGCGCCAGGCTCGGCTGAGCGCGGCCGAGCAGAAGTTCGAGGCTGCTCTCTCGGCCGGTACCCAGTCCGGCGACGAGTACCAGCGCCTCCGTGCAGCCGCGACGAAGTCGGCTGAGGCAGCTAACGCGCTCCGCAAGACCCTGGAGAGCGACAAGACCAAGGAGGGTGGCGACGAGGCGTTCATCGCCAACCTGAAGGACGCCATTGAGTTGAAGGAAGGAGAGGCGGAGGAGTACCGGCGCCAGCGCGATGCCATCATGGCTCACGCCCAGAGCGAGCTTGATTTCGCCAGGGGCATCAAGAAGGGCCAGGGCGTCGGTTTCGGGCAGACATGGGGCGTCCAGACCGGCGACGACGCGGCGCTCGCTGGAAGGACGACTGGGACGACCGGTTCGCTGGACTCGGTGAACGCTCTCAAGAAGGCGCACGAGCTCGCCTACGAGCAGATGAAGCTCGACCTGGCGAACTACGACAAGCAGGTCAAGGCGTCGAACGACCTGGTGATGACGTTCGCGAAATCGGAGGGCGACGCCGAGGCCGAGAGGCGGGACAAGCAGAAGCTAGCGGAGAAAGAGGCGTTCGAGGGCCGTGTAGTGAGGGCCCGCAAGGAGCTCGCCGAACAGAAGACCGTCTACGAGAGCATCGGCAAGACGATCTCGAGCTCGATCGGTGGCGCCTTCCGAAGCGTGCTCGACGGGAGCAAGTCCGCCAGCCAGGCGGTCGGCGACATGTTCAAGTCGATGGCCCTGGGCGTCGTCGACGTCTTCATCCAGATGGGCGAGCAGTGGCTGGCGACGACCATCGTCAACGCGCTGCTGCAGCGGACCACCACGGTCGCGACGAACACCGGCACGATCATGAGCGACGCGGCGGTGGCCAGCGCCGCGGCCTACGCATCGGCCGCCGCGATCCCCGTCGTCGGCTGGGCGATGGCCCCCGGCGTCGCGGCGCAGGCGTACACCACCGTCGCCGCGATGGCCCCGCTGGCGGCGATCGGCGCTGCCGAGAACGGCGCGTACCTGGGATCGTTCAGCGGCGGCAAGCTGGGCGTGCTGCACCAGGACGAGATGGTGAGCACCGCCGGCGACACCAAGACGTGGAAAAGCATCAAGCGGATCGTGGGCGGGGGCGGCGGGGCTCAGCGCGGCCCGACCATCATCCGGCTCGAGGTCCCCGTAGATGCCGACCCGGAGGCCTTCACGAAGAACATCCGCCGCAACCAGCCCCAGTTCGAGCGCATGCTCGATGCCGCGATCGAAGGCTCGATGAAGCGTAGGGGGCTCCGGTGAGCACGAACTACGTCTTCCCCGCCTTCCGGTGTGTCGACGGCCGCGGCATCGAGCGCAATCCGGAGTGGAAGTCGGAGGAGACCGAGACCACCGGGGGCGGCGTCCAGGTCGATACATGGTGGGCGGCGCCGCGGTGGTCGTTCAAGCTGCCGATCGTAGTGCGCGACGGCGTGACCGTCTCCGCACCCGGCCAGCCGTGGAACGGCTACACCGAGACCGCAGCCCTGGTCTGGTTCTTCACCACGCACAAGGGGACGACGGAGTCGTTCCTCTACAACGACGCCCTCCTGGGCCAGAAGCGGGTCAGGTGGGCGACCAACATGCCCAACTTCCGGAACCTCGCGGTGGGCGTCTACTCGGTCTCCGTCGAGCTCCAGGAGGACATCTAGGATGCCCGGCTACACCGCGCTGAAGGCCTGGATGGCGAGCACGAAGGAGCGCCAGTGCCGGGACCTCTACACGTTCTCGTTTCGGGAAGGCCTCGAGCGCTGGACCTCTCACGCGAGCGACGTGACCGTGGGCGCCAACACCTGGACCGCCAACGACCGCATCTCCTCGGAGGAGCTGCTCGCCTTCCAGCTCGAGGCGAACGGCACCGACGCCGACGAGCTCGCGATCGTCCTCACCCTCCCCAGCACGGCCACCCTGGGCGGCGTCAACTTCGTCCGCGCCGCGGACCTCGGGGCGCTGAATGGGATCAAGGTGGTGGTGGAGCGCTACTACCCCGACGCGGCGCTCGCCGAGACGCTGCCGATGTTCACCGGGTACGTCGAAGAGACGAAGGTGAACGGGACGACGATCGACCTCAAGATCAAGACGCGCCAGGCGCAGGCGAACAACGCGTCCCCGGTCATCCGCATCCAGGCGGGTTGCCCGTACGCCCTCGGCGACAGCATGTGTGGCGTCACCCTGGCCGCCTGGACGGCATCGAGGACGGCGGCCGCGGGGTGCACGACCAGGTCGCTCGTGCTGAGCGGGGCGGCCGAGCCGAACGCGAACGTGGGCGCCGTCATCTCCTTCACGTCGGGGAACAACAACGGGCGCTCCGCCACGGTCGAGGGCGTGGCCGGTACCACGCTGGCCATCTACCCGCCGCTCCCGATCGCGCCGGTCGCCGGCGACGCATTCACGGTGACGAAGGGCTGCACCAAGGACCTCGCCGGCTGCGGTGGCTTCAGCAACCGCGCCCGCTACATCGGCTTCCCGTATATGCCCAACCCCGAGGTGACCTCGTAATGGGCCGGCCCATCAAGAACCGCGTCTCGCCGAGCTACTTCGGGGACGCGATCCCCTGGATCATCGGCTCCGGGCGGGCAAAAGGCGTCAACATCTACCTCGAGTCCCCGCTCACGCCCAGCCCGGCAAACTTTCGGGCGTACGCGGCAACCAAGAACATCGGCACCAGCACGGACGACCTGTTCCACAAGGTGGCACCGGCCGCCATCGCCTTCTGTCTCGCGCCCGCCTCGGGGAGCGCGACGCTCCGAGCGATCATCGTCGGCACGCAGAAGGTCACCGACACGGCCAACGCCCTGGTCCGGATGTCGGCAGCCCTCACTCCCGCCTGGACGGAGTACATCGACGGCTACGGAAGTCACATCGATCACCCGTCGATCCCCGCCGGCGTCTGGGGGATGGTGCTCGCGCAGAGCTCGACGCCGTGGTCCTTCCTCACGGGCGGTCCGCTGGACGGCTCCGCGTGGCGCGGCCTCGTCCACTACAGGACCGACAAGCTGGTGCTGGACGACCAGGGGAAGGTGCCGCTGTACGAGGCGATTCTCGCGATGCCGGGCGTCGACGCGGAGGGGTTCGTTCGCCCTGACGCGGCGCTAAAGGAGCTGCTCGGGAACCCACTCGGCGGCCTGGGCATGGCCGCGGCGGACATCATCACCGACGTGGGTCCCGACGGCACCTACGCGAGCTCGTGGGCGTGCTGGCTCGACAACCACCCGGAGTTCTGCAAGGTCGCGCGCACGCTCACCGACCCGTCCCAGCTCTGGACCTACGTCGAGGAGCTGCTCGACGCCGGGTGGGCGGACTGGTTCTGGACGACCGACGACAAGCTCAAGGTCGTTCCGCGCGACGACACGGCCAAGGGCACCTTCGTGCCGGCCTCCGCGGCGATCGTCATCGACACGCGGCACACGGTGGGGACGAACCCTATCCGTCGGGTCGACGTCCCGGAGCGCGAGAAGTTCAACGTCTGGAAGATCAAGTTCAAGGACGCGGCCCGGGACTTCGCCGATGGCCACGCCGAGTGGAAGG